TCTTAAGATTGCGCTGGAAGCTATTATTCCAGAGCATAAGAAACCGAAGAAAATCGAAATCAATGATGCAGAAGAAGAAACAAGCTCTGCTGAATTTCTAGTTGAAGAAAAGAGAAAATAATGTTTAGTGATAGATATTTGATACCCGTTTCTAGGGTAGCAGCTGGTAGTACATCAGCTCTTTTGTTATTCGTGTTTTATGCACTATTAACAATTTAAAAAGAAGGGGGCTCAGGCCCCCTTCAATTATTTCCAAGTAGCAAACTTTTTTGTTTTTGCAATTCGGTCATCGAGACCGTGTGTGCCACCATTTACTCTCTTGCTAATTTGAGTAATAATAGCATCAGTAACACCTGTGTTTGCAATTGCCAATAGGCCATTCTTACGGAAGAACCACAGTGTTGACTCAAATGCCAGTTCGCCTGCAACAATATCAGGATTTGTTAGAACATCAGGGCGTTCTATATCCTCTGCAAAAGCTTCATAGTTGCTTTTACCAGTCAGCTGAATTGGTCCACGTCCACGATATTTCCAGCCGTCTCCAGAACTTTCTGGTCCGTTACCCATACGATTGGCGTAAACCTTGTTAGCAATCTTTTGTGGATTACGAGCATAACCAGCAGTCGATGCAATTGTTGGGAAGTACTTTTTGAAAACTCTATTCAAGCCTTCGGCTGAATAATTTAAATTTTCAACGAATACTGTAAAGTTTGCTGATTCATGAGCACACTGACCAAAGACGTGTGCTGCTTGATTATTTGATAACTTAAAATATGTTCGTGCAGCCTTGTAAGTGTTTGGTCCCCATACACCGTCTGCAGTCACGCCACATTTTTCTTGTAATAATGCTAATGGATTCGACATTTTATATCCTTTTCTATCAGAGTAAAAATATTTATCTTTTATGTATTTACTTTATTAGAAATATGTGTTATAAGGAATAATGTCTAAAAATATGAGGTCACATGAAATTTTACACTAATGTCACGCGTCATGGTAATCAAATATTGGTCAGAGGCATTCATAATGAAAAGCCTGTAAAATTTGCTACAAGGTATCGACCATACCTGTTTATTCCTTCACAGTCTCGTGGTGAATACAAGAACCTAAAAGGTGAATTCGTTGGTCGCGTAGATTTCGAGTCTATGCGTGATGCAAAAGAGTTTCTACAGACTTACGAAGACGTAAGTGGAATGCAGATTTATGGTCTGACTGACTGGCCATATTTGTACATATACGATAACTATCCAGGAGAGATTCGTCACGATCCGAGTCTTATTTCAGTGTGTTCAATCGACATTGAAACCAGTATTGAAGGCGGATTTCCTGATATCGAAAAAGCAGAGAATGAAATTACAGCAATTACGATCGGTCGTAATGGCTACAAAACCGTGTTTGGTTGTGGTGAATATAAGGAGCACTTGCCTAATGTCAAATATTACAAATGCGCAGACGAATCTGCATTGTTACTCGCCTTTCTTGAAGTCTGGAACGGATCTCTCTACTCGCCTGACGTGGTTACCGGATGGAACATCGAGTTTTTCGATATCCCATACATTATCAACAGGATACGAAACGTTCTCGGTGAAGACCATGCAAAGAGAGTCTCACCATGGGAAATGCTACGAGAATATCGCGTTGAAATCCGAGGAAGATCTAATCTGGCCTATACACCAGTAGGTATTGCCGTACTGGATTATATGCATCTGTACAAAAAGTTCACTTACACCGAGCAAGAGTCTTATCGACTTGACTACATTGCTCAGGTCGAACTTGGTGAACAGAAACTAGATTACTCTGAGTACGATAATCTTGACGATCTCAGACTCAAAAATTTCCAGAAATATATCGAATACAACATTCATGACGTTGAGCTTGTCGAGCGTCTTGAAGACAAACTGAAACTAATTGAGCTTGTCTATACCATGGCTTATGATGCCAAGGTAAACTTTGAAGACTGCTTGGCCTCGGTGAAGCAGTGGGATATTATCACTCATAACTATCTCTTGGATCGTAAGACTGTTGTTTATCAAAACAATAAGAACAAGAATGATAGACCATTTGTTGGTGGTTACGTAAAAGAACCGAGACTTGGTATGAGTAAATGGGTTGTGTCGTTCGATTTGAACTCCCTTTACCCTCATCTTATTATGCAATATAACATCTCTCCGGAGACGCTTATAACTCGCTTGGGTGATAAGATGACAATCGACGACTTACTTGTTGGCGGCGCAGACGTGTACAAGAATGATTTGATAAATTCAAATTGTACCATGGCCGCCAACCTTTGTATCTACACAAAAGAAAAGCGTGGCTTCCTTCCGAGTCTGATGGATCGTATGTATAACGATCGTACTAAGTACAAGAAGCAGATGATCGAATGTAAGAAGGAATACGAGAAAACGAAAGACCCGAAACTAGTCAAAGAAATTGCTCGTCTTGATAATCTACAGATGGCCAAGAAAATTCAGTTGAACTCAGCTTATGGTGCTCTTGGTAACAAATGGTTCCGTTGGTTTGATGTGAACAATGCTGAAGCCATTACTACATCCGGCCAGCTTTCGATTCGTTGGATTGAGAAGAAGATCAACATTTATTTGAACGATCTACTCAAGACCGAAAATGTAGATTATGTGATTGCATCTGATACCGACTCGATTTATATCACACTCGATGCTCTGGTCAATCGCGTCTTTCCAGATGGTGCTGAAGACCTGAAGATTGTGGAGTTCCTTGACACGGCCTGTAAGACTCGTATCGAGCCATTTATCGATAAGTCGTATCAGGAACTGGCTGACTACATGAATGCTTATGCTCAAAAGATGCAGATGAAGCGAGAAAACATCGCCAACAAGGGTATCTGGAAAGCCAAGAAGATGTACATTCTGAATGTATGGAACTCTGAGGGTGTTCAGTACGAAAAGCCAAAACTCAAGATGATGGGTATCGAAGCTGTTCGTTCTTCGACTCCGACATCCTGCCGTGAGAGCATTAAGAAATCTCTTGAAATCATCATGAACGGAAATGAAGCCGATCTGCAAAAATACATTTCAGATTTTAGAAAAGAGTTTTACACACTGAAGTTCGAGGATGTGGCTTTCACTCGTGGTGTAAAAGATATTGAAAAGTGGTATCGATTCGGACGTTGTGAGTCAGGAACTCCGATTCACGTTCGTGGCTCTATTGTTTATAATCAGATGATAGAAAAATTGAATCTTCAGAATAAATATCAGACGATCGCCAGTGGAGAGAAGATCAAGTTCGTTTACTTGAAAAATCCCAACCCCACACGAGAACATGTGATTGCATGTTCCAATGGCCTTCCGGCCGAATTCAAACTGCAGCCTTATATCGACTATGATGTTCAGTTTGAAAAAGGTTACCTCAGTCCAATCGAATCCATCGTGAAAACGATTGGCTGGCAAACAGAAAAACGTGCAACACTCGAGGATTGGTTTAATGACTGAAGCATATTATGACATGCCCGATGATGACTTCGATTTTGGCTTTACTACAGTCAGTGAAGAAGTCTTTACACAAGCAGAAGAATCTCTAGATCTAGCAGAACAAAGACTAAAGAAGCTTGAAAAGATGTATAATCTTATTCTTCCGCTGTTAAATAATCTAGCCAAAGATGCAGACAAGAATGCTTATATTCATTGGCCAAACCGTAAAGAAAAGATTGAAGAATTTAATAAAAAGCTTCTGTCTCTTCTTGGTTGACATTTTTTTATATTCCGTATATACTGTAATACTACGAACAAGGAGATACTATGTCAGACTTACTTAATAAACTCCGCAAGAACTCGACAATCAAAGACACAGACATTCTTGCCGACTCCAAGTTCTTCAACGAGAAGGACACAATCCCTACATCTGTACCAGCAATCAATATTGCTCTTTCCGGTAAAATCAATGGCGGCTTTGCACCAGGACTTACTATCTGGGCCGGGCCATCCAAGCACTTCAAGACATCGTTCAGTCTGCTGATGGCCAAGGCTTATATGGACAAATATCCTGATTCTGTGTTATTGTTCTATGACTCGGAGTTCGGTACTCCTCAAGCTTATTTTGACTCGTTCAAGATTGATACCAATCGAGTTCTTCATACTCCCATCACCGACATCGAGCAACTGAAGTTCGATATCATGAGCCAGCTTGAACAGATTGGTCGTGGTGAGCGTGTTATGATTATCATCGACTCTGTTGGTAACTTGGCTTCGAAGAAAGAAGTTGAAGATGCTCTGAAGCAGAACTCAGCAGCAGATATGACTCGTGCCAAGCAGCTCAAGTCTCTGTTTCGTATGGTAACTCCTCACTTGACCATCAAGGATATTCCGATGGTTGTGGTAAACCATACTTACATGACTCAGGAAATGTTCTCCAAGCCGGTCGTATCTGGTGGTACTGGCATCTACTACTCAGCTGACAATATCTTCATTCTTGGTCGTCAGCAAGAAAAGGATGGCAAGGATGTTGTTGGTTATAACTTCATCATCAACGTCGAGAAGTCTCGCTTCGTCAAAGAAAAGAGCAAGATTCCGATTGAAGTTTCTTGGGATGAAGGTATTTCCAAATGGTCTGGTCTGATGGACATGGCTCTTGAGTCTGGTCACGTAATCAAGCCAAAGGTTGGTTGGTTCCAACGTGTCGATATGGAAACTGGTGAGATCCTTGCTAAGTCTTATCGTATGAGTGATACTTACAAATTTGGGTTCTGGCATCCAATTCTACAGTGTCCAAAATTCAATGAGTTTGTTGAAAACAAATATCGTGTAGCTTCCGGTAATATCATGCAGGAAGACGAAGTTGAATCTGTTTATGAAAATCTGGAGGACGAATGAAACTTGAGAATGTTATCTTCGGCAATTTAATTCATAATGAGGAGTACGCACGTAAGGTAATACCATTCTTAAAGTCTGAATATTTCAGTGATCAGGTTGATCGTACAGTGTTCGACCTGATCACTGACTATGTGAACAAGTATAATTCGTTTCCAACTAAGACTGCTCTTGACATCGATTTGAACGAGAAGACTGGCCTGACTGAAGAACAGTTCAAGAAAGCTAAGGAACTTGTTTCGACTCTTGATAAGTCTGAAGAAAAGGATATGAATTGGCTTATCGATTCTACCGAGAAGTTCTGTAAAGATAAAGCTCTGTATAATGCTCTGATGCAATCAATTCAGATTGTAGACGACAACAAGAAGGATAGTATCAGTGTCGGTGCTATTCCAAAGATCTTGCAGGACGCTCTCGGAGTATCGTTTGATAACTCGATTGGCCATGACTTTCTTGATGATGCCGATGCTCGTTATGAGTTCTATCATCGCAAAGAAGTTCGTATTCCTTTCGACCTTGACTTCTTCAACAAGATCACTCAAGGTGGCTTACCGCGTAAGACTCTGAATATTGCTCTTGCTGGCACAGGTGTTGGTAAGTCTTTGTTCATGTGCCATACAGCTGCTCAGAATTTAATGTCTGGTCTGAATGTTCTGTATATCACCATGGAAATGGCTGAAGAAAGAATTGCTGAACGTATTGATGCCAATCTACTCGGTGTAACACTCGATGAGCTAAAAGAACTTCCACAGGCGGTTTACTATAAACTGATTGGTCGAGTTCGAGATCATGCAAAAGGTAAGTTGATTGTCAAAGAATATCCGACCGCATCAGCAGGTTC